TTATCTTTGAGTGATCATGTAGGCTGTATGGTTGTCAATTGGACAAATAAGGATCTGTAGCTCAGGAGGTTAGAGCGGCGGCCTTATAAGCCGTGTGTCCTTGGTTCGAGTCCAAGCAGATCTATTAGTGGCTGGTTTGTTAATGAGCATTAAAGTGTTGTCGAAGTACAAGATGACCGCCAGCCTTGGGAGAAAGCATAGTTACAATCAATTATACATCTCAATATCAGTATCAAATCTTGCTTAAACCCAATGTGAGTCATCACCAAAAACTGACTGTGATGTGGAAATCAGATGGAGTCTTAATTAGGCTTTACCGTAAAAGTCGGAAACAAAATATGTATTTATAGACATCTGCAGCAAATTGAAAACATTTTCTGCAGATTTATTTATCAGATCATGTTGTTTATATTCTTCCATCTAGGATGGTTGAGTATAAACAACAACGCAACATTAAAATTACAATAAGAAGGGAGAATTATTATATGAGGTTTAATAAAATTATAACCGTAGCTTTGATTGCTACAATTTTAGCTTCATGCCGAACCCCCGTAAGGGGGGAAGAAATTGACGAGTATAAGAGGACTATAATTAAAGAAGAAAGTTATATAACGATTAAAATAAGAAAAAAACCTAAGATACGTTATACAAAAACCCAGTTGAATGTTAGGGAAAAGCCTAACACAGATTCAAAGATTTTAGAAACCTTAAATTTTAATAAGAAAATAAAAGTTAAAAAGTATAACAAAAAATGGATGATCTTAATTAAAGATGGCAAAGAATATGGATATGTTTCTAAAAAATATCTAAGTAAAAAACCAATAAATAATGAAACATACTATATTCCAGAGTACAGTGGATACAAATCCTTTATGGAGTATTCAAAAATTACGGATACTTCATCTCCTCAATGGGCATTACAAGAAGAGTATGCTTACACAGGAGACCATGGAATACGGATGGTCAATGGAAGGTTTTGTGTAGCAATTGGATTTGCTTTCAATCCTAAGATTGGTCAGTATTTTGATCTGGTTTTGGAAAATGGGACTATAATTCCTTGTATTATTTCTGACGAAAAAAAGATAAGTGATACGGACGAGGATAATATCTTTACTTCTGCAAATGGGTGCTGTACTGAATTCGTAGTAGACACAGGTTGCTTACATAGTAAAGCACAAACCATGGGAGATATTTCATATTGTGATGAAAACTGGATGAGTCCAGTTGAAAAAATAATTATATATAACAAAAATGTAATGAAGGAGTAAAAGTAAAATGTTTGATAGTAGTGGAGTTTTTAATGGAATGTTTGGGAAAGTCGCTCCAGGAATGTGCAGACTTTCTATGAATGGTGGTATTGCCGTTAAAACAGACAACGGATATAAAACCTATAATGTTAAGACTAATCGTCTGACAAACTGTAATAATTTTGTGTTCAATATTGGAGAAGAATTCTTCTTTGTTATTCCAACAAACAAGGTAGAAAAGGGTGACATTATTCTAGTCAATAAAAAACCTAGATGTGTTGTTAAGACTAATAAAGAAGAGATTACTGTAATCAATTATGAAGATTCTACAGTAGAAACGATTCTCCCAGAGCGTCATGTATTTATGGGCAATACTTATTTTTATGGAAAGATTGTTTCCATGTTTGGAAATAATTTCTCCAAAGGTAAGGGTATGAACAATATTATGAAATATATGATGATGTCTGAAATGATGAAGGGCAATTCCAATGGATCTTTTCAGAATCTACTTCCAATGATGATGCTTGGAGGTGGAAATTTTGAAAATATGTTTGAAGGAATGTTTGATTTTAGCTTAGACACAGATACAGGCATTAATGAAGAGGAGGAAACTGAGTAATGGGTGGAGGAAGTTGGAGTTTTAAAGATTATACGGCATATTCATGTTCACTAGGAAGGTCAGTCACTAAGTGTGGTGCTGCAGTTCTTGATGGATTAAGTACTCAAGACGTATTTGTAAATAAAAAACTTGATGATGCTCTTGACCCAAGAGGAGTTATGCGTGAATGTAGAGATTCTGATGAACACCCAAACACAATCCCTATTCTCATAGGAGCGGATGTTACAGGATCAATGGGTCAGGCTGCGAAAGAAGTAGTAAGCAAACTTAATGTAATTATTACTGAGCTTTATAAAAAGTATAAAGATATCCAAATTTGTGTAATGGGAATTGGAGATTTAGCTTATGACAACTATCCAATTCAGATTGGACAGTTTGAGTCAGATATTAGAATTGCAGAACAACTTGATAAGATTTGCTTTGAAGGTGGTGGAGGTGGTAATGGTTACGAGTCTTATACCGCTGCTTGGTATTACGGTTTGAGACATTGTGATTTAGACTGTTGGAAACGTGGAAAGAAAGGAATCATTATTACTACTGGTGATGAGCCATTAAACCCATATCTTCCTAAATCTAAATTAAGTAAAGTTAGTGGAGATAACTTGGAAGCGGATATAAATACTCCTGAGTTATATAAGCAGGTTTGTAATAAGTATGATGTATATCACATTGCTATTGATGATAAGAGTACATCGTACAGTTGGTATAAGAAATATATTGAAGATAGTTTTGGTATATTTTTAAAAGACCATTTTAAGGTTTCTACCCTAGATAGTTTGGCAAACAAAATTGTCGAATGCATTGATGATGCTTTAGGAAATTCTACTACTATTAATAATGGAGAAGGAATTGCATGGTAAAAGAAATTAAGATTGTTGTAGGTCTTAATTATGGAGATGAGGGAAAGGGACTGGTGACAAATTATTTAAGTCACCAGTCCCGCATGACAGGAAAGAAAACAGTAAATATTCTTACGAATGGTTCTTGTCAGAGAGGTCATACTGTAGATATTAATGAAGGTACAAAACATGTGTTTAAACATTTTGGATCAGGTACGTTTCAAGGTGCGGACACCTATTTTCCTCAAGAGTTTCTCGTGAATCCCATTTTTTTTAATAAAGAATATGATGAATTAGATTGTGGCAAGATGGGTACTCAATGTTTGTGTAATGAAAATTGCACTATAGTTACACCTTTTCATATGCTTTTTAATCAGTTAAAAGAGTCGATGAGAGGAGAGGATAAACACGGATCCTGTGGCATGGGCGTGTGGGAGACGGTTAGATTACCACTACTAAAGGTGAGAGATTTATCTGATAAAGAAAAAAGAGTAGATATTTTACTTAATATAATAAGTATCATATGTGACGAATTTATTAACATAGAGCATCACAAAGAATATGAGGAATATGAAAGATACCTTATAAGTCATACCATGGCAAATCAGTTTTTGGATGATTGTGATTTATTCTATGAGAGAATTAAAATTGTAAATGATCAGTACATAGTAAACCATTATGACACAATCATATTTGAGAATGGTCAGGGATTGTTACTTGACCAGAAACTTGAAGATAAGGAACACCTTACACCAAGCAATACAGACTTAACTAATCCAAAAAGATTTATTAATGATATTGGATTGGACGAAAGTATTGTGGAAACTTGTTATGTGACGAGAAGTTATCTTACCAGACACGGTAATGGTTATTTGCAGAATGAATGTGATGTTTCTGAAATTAACCAGACCATTTATGATACAACAAATGTCTGGAATGAATGGCAAGGAAGCATAAGGTATGGAAGACTTGATTTGAATAATTTCCCCAAAAGAATAAAGAAGTTTGGAAAAACGTCTTTATTTGTCACTCATATGAATGAATATTCTATACCTGTACGTTTATTAAAAGAAATAACAGATACAATTTATGTGTCTGATAATAAATTTATAAATTCAATTCATAAATTAGATAAGGAGAATTAATTATGGCAAAAATTAAAAATCCAAGTAACAAAAAGAGATACGATGCCTATAAGAATTCTGGAAGAAGACTTCTTAATAAGGAAGAGAAGCAGAAAAGGCATGAGAAACGTATGGCAAAATTCGCCAAGAGACGAGAAGAAGGAAAGGCTTATGAGTATAAACCTAATCCATACAAGGAAGGTTCCAAAGAATATATTGTTGAACAAAATGAACGTTTAGCTAAATCAAAGAAGTGGCATAAATTGCCATTGTCACAATTTGATTCTGTTATGGCTAAATTAGACAATTATCTAAATAAATTAAAAATGGAAGAAAAAGCAAAGGTGAAAAGTAAGTTAGAAAATAAAGAAGAAAAATAATTTATATAGAGAATAATTATATGTAAACATTAATTTAAATATTAATAATAAGAAGGAGTTTTTATGGCAGAAAGATTATTTGATTTACCTGAAACTAAAGGTCAGTTTCAGCTAAGAGGAATTGTGTCAGGAGTAGAGTCAGATAGGTTCTACAATACTATGCTTACAAAAAATGGTAAGCAGATGAGGACTATCAACTTTTCAGTAAACTATAATGAAAACAATAGATTGTATTTAAATCTTATGGGTATTGAGCAGGATAATGTTTTCTTTTATAGTAACGATGACAAGAAAACTGAAAGAGTTCCATGGAGAAACAGGTTTTCTTTTAATAAGGAAGGTTATAGATTAATTGGTACTCATATTGGAGTTAAAAAAGTTCTTGATAATACATCTGGTGAATATGTTAATGATAGAAAATTATTAACTGATTTTGATGCTTGTGAAGAAGTTGCTCAGAATCTTAAAGATGGTAAGAGCGTATTTACTCGTGGTGATTTGTCTTATAGAAGCTATATTAATAAAAGTGGGAATAAAGTATCTTCTATTAATTTAAATCCAAAACAAATTTCATTATGTCCAGATATTGATTTTAATAATGAAAATTATAGCCAGCAGAATGATTTTAATCAGGTTATTGTATTTATGGGAATTGAAAAAGAAGTTGATGATTCTGGAAAACAGACAAATAGATTTGTTGTGTCTGCAAAGATCGTAACTTATTCAACTATTGAAGATGCAGAATTTATTATTGAAAATAGTAAGCTTGCTAATATGTTTAGAAAAAATCTCAAACCATATAATGCAATTAAAGTAAGTGGTCATATGATTGCAGAGCCAGTTATTGAAGAGGTTCAGGATGAAGATGAGTGGGGTGAATCTGATGCAATGGAACGTGTTGTAACCCCTGTAAGAAGAGAGTTTGTTATTACTGGTGCTAAAGGCTCTACATTAGATAGAGATACTTATACAGAAGAAAATATTAGTGAAGCAATTAGTGCAATTAATAAGAGTAATAAGGCAGAAAGTGATTATGGAAAAGATGCAACATCAGAAGATTGGGGAGATGTTTCTCTTGATGATGATGACGAAGAATCTGCATGGTAATTTATTTTATGGCTTGGCATGTGCCAATAAACATGCCAATTTGTATTTATAAAATTATTTGGAATTGGAGGAATGATATATGGCAAGAGCAAGAAGAGCTTCAGTAACACAGAGTAGACTTGGAATGATTTTATATGGCGAACAGTTTACTGGAAAATCTACAATGGCTATGCAGTTAGCATACTTTAAAAGACCAGATGGGAAACCATTTAGAGTATTATACCTTGACCCAGAAACAGGGTCAATTGATGATTACCTTGGAGAATTAGAAGATAATGGAGTAAACCTTGATAATATTTATATTGTTTATACTCAGTCTTTGACAGAAGTAAGAAATTATATTGCTAAAGTAAAAAACCATGAAGACTTCTATGAATTAGATGACGAAGGAAATGAAACAGATGAAGTTGTTTTAGATGCCGATGGAGAACCATTTAGGGCAGATGCAATCGTTGTTGATGGTACAACAGTTCTCAATCTTTCTAGCAAAATGGGCTTAATGGAATTTAGTAAGAAACGTAATAAAGTAAAAGCTGAAAAAGAGGGGCTTCTTGGAGATGCAAAACTTGTAAAGATTGAGGGTGCAGGACTTGAATTAAAAGATTATCAGACGATCAACTTTAAAGGACAGGATTTGATTCTCGATTTAGCTGGGTGTGGTGTTCATTACATTGTAACTGCCAGAGAAACTGACGAAAAAGTTACTGTTAAAGGAGCAGATGGTTCTATTAATAGTGTATCTACTGGTAGAAAGATTCCTGATGGATTTAAACAGATGGGTTATAATGCAAAAACTGTTATTAGAATGTTCAGGAATGAAGATGAGCAGGTTTGTGCAAAGGTAGAGAAAGATAGGACTCATGTGCATGAGGACAATACAGTCATTGAAGATCCTACATTACTTGATTGGCAGTCTGTTATTGATAAAACGGCAAATAAAAAATCATTTGTTGTAAAAAATGATTTAACTTCTTCTGTAAAAATTGAACAGGATTTATATGCCAAAGAAATTCTTGGAAGAGTCGGTGAGCCTGTTACAGATGAGGAATATTCTAATAACAACAAAAAGTCTAATGATTCTAATGTGAAAAACCCTGATGATTTGAAAAAAGAAATCATTGCTAGAAGAAGTGCTCTTTCTCCTGTAAAGAAAAAAGAAGTAAAAGCAAGACTTGAAGAAAGTGGGCTTCCTACCGCATACAAGAATGTAAATGACATTGAACTTTTACAGAAGGTAATTGACGTATTTGAATCACTTGCTAATTGAAAGTAAGATGATGTCAATGGCTGATAAAAAAAATAGAACATATAAATGTGCTTATTCTCATTGTAATCATGAGAAGCACTTGATTACAGTAGATCAAAACTCCATAAATAATATTGTTCGCTATGGTGATAAATATTACCATAGCGAATGTTTTAAAAACTGGTGTAATTATGGAATTGATCACTACAAAAATAATAAGAAATATATTGATGCATTAAATAACATAGAAGAGTACAAAAAAGATGCTAATTCAAGACTTTCAAAAAATAGTGAAAATGATGAATTCTATCAATTTATTATGGATAAGTATGGTGTTAAGCAATTACCAAATAGTATATTCATTAGATTAAATAAAGTGTTTACAGGTAAACTTCCAAATATAAATAAAAACGGGATACCTAAAGAGCATATGTATGATATGTGGAAAAGAAAGTCAAATGAACTAGATAAGATAAGAGCAAAAACCATTGTAAAAGGATATAACATGAATGTTGAACAATCAATAATGTATGACATAAGTGTTTTAATATCAAAATATGATAGTTATTTATCATGGTTAAATAGACAAAAAATGAATGAGATTTCTCCAGAAGACAATTCTATTGATAGACTTACAAAAGATATTAAGTCTGCTACAGGGAATTATAATATGAAGAAAAATGATGATATATCAGATCTAGTTGATGATATTTTTAATGATTAAAGGTGGTGGTTATATTTGGATAGTGAATTAAAAACAACTAATGTTCAAGCAGAGATATGTTTTGTTGGAAGTCTTTTATCAAATCTTGATTATTATGTTACATATGGAAATTTTATGAGAAGCAAATATGATTTTTCTGACCCAGTTACTAAATTCTTTTATGACAGCTTAGAAATATATTATCTTACTTTTTCCCAAACAATAGATGAAACTAAATTAAATAATTTTATGTCTCAAAACCCAGAAAGGTTTCAAGAGTACAAGAAATATAAAGGATGGAATACTGCAAAAACTTTCATGAGACTTGCAGATCCTTCTGATATAGAAAATTATTTTAATCTCGTAAAGAAATATTCTTTAATTAGAGAATATCAACGAAATGGTTTTCCTGTTGAAAAGATATTGAATCACAAAAAATTTGATTCATTAACCGCAAATGATATTTATAGAATCATTAGAGTAAGGGCTGATAAAATCAATACAGTTATTAATGCTGGTCAAGAAGCAGTTGAATTAACTGATGAAACTACAAATGCCATTGAAGGGTATCTAGATAGACCTGCATTTGGATTGAGATTTCCATGGGAATTATATAATGAATTCTTCCTTGGTATGAGAGAGAAAAAAGTTATCTTTGAAGGTCTTGTTAGTAATAGTGGTAAATCAAGAAAGCTTGTTATGCTTGGGGCACATACTGCATTAATTGAGCAACAACCTTTTATTTTACTTAGTAACGAAATGGATGAAGAAGATTTAAGAAGTTGCTTAATAACTACAGTAATTAACAATCAAGAATTCCAAGAAATTCATGGTGTACATAGAAATAAACCAGAGAGAGAAATTGTACTAGGAATTTATCATGATGAAGATGGAAATATAATACGAAGAAAAATTGATGATGATGGGAATTATACAGAATCAATGGATGATTTTAAAAAGCGTGTATTTGCTACAAAAGAATATCAAGATATAAAAACAGTTACTGATTGGATAGATAATAATGGTGCAAAGTTTATGTTCAAAGATATTGGTGATGATTATAGCATTGAACGTGTTGAATTTGAACTGAGAAAAGCAAAAATGGTTTATAACATTCAATATTATGGTTATGACACACTAAAAGGATATCAGACAGATGATTGGTCTGCTGTAAAACAGTTTGCAACAAGATTAAAAGAAATCACAAAAGAGTTGGATATGTTTGGAATGGCAGTATTTCAGTTAACTGATGACACTATTATGACAGATATTTTTCAATTATCAAGTATGAATATTTCAACATCAAAAGGTATGAAACATGTATGTGATATTTTGACTTTAGGAAAATTAATTCCAAAAGAGGATTATCATAAATATAGATATTATAGAACAGATGGTGTTTGGGGTGAACCAATAAAAGAAGCATTGAATTTAGAGTCAAGATATTTAGCAGTAAAAATTGATAAAAACAGGGCGGGCAATAAAGATAAAATTATTCTTTTTGAAATTAATCTTGATTACAATACTTGGAGAAATGTTGGTTGGTTAATTAAATCATAATAAAGGTGAATAAATGGATACTAAAGAATTGAAAATTTATATTTATGAAAATAAATACGTTGAAAAAATCTTAGAATCCATTGGGTGTCACAGTATTAAGTATCATACTTCTGGTGACTATTTTACGGCTGCAAATCCTGATGGTGATAATAAAAATGCAATTGTAATTTATAACAATGAAATGTTAAATGCAATTAATTTCACCAGAAGTATAGATACTAATGGAAGGTTCTTAGACATTATAGATATTGTATCTTATTTAACTGGACTTTCATTTATTAAAGCAATCCAAAAAATAGCAAATGAAGTTGGTTTGTCTTATTATCATGATTTTAATGATGACATACCAGAAAGTTTTAAAATAATGAAGTTGTTAAATGAATTAAGTTCAGAAGAACAGTCCGAACCAAAAGATATATCTTTAAAAAATATAAATGAGAATATATTAACATACTATCCACAATATGTGAACAACCTATTTCTTGAAGATGGTATTGACTACCAAACACAGAAGGATTTTGAAATAGGATTTGATGAATTAACAAACAGATATACAATTCCAATCCGATCAGAATTAGGTGATCTAATTGGAATTAAAGGTAGATATTTTTATAGAGATGTACCAGATGATGTTAATAAATATATTTATATAGAACCATGTTCAAAATCACAAGTGTTATATGGACTTAATAAAACAATGCCATATATTAAAAATGCCAAAAAAGTATTTGTTGGTGAAGCAGAAAAATTTACCATGCAATGTTGGTCGATGGGATATAGAAATGCAGTTTCAACTGGTGGCAAAATAGTATCTACTAGGCAAGTTGATTTATTAATAAGGTTGGGTGTTGATATAATATTTTGTTTTGATAAAGATGTAACAAAAGATGAAATTAATAAAATATCAAATTCTTTTCCTGAGAATATTCCTTTTTATTACATGTTCGATGAGGATGATCTTTTAGAAGGACATCAATCACCAACAGATAATAAAGAAATATGGGAGCGAATGGTAAAAAATAATATATATAGATTGAGGTGATTATCATTTGAAATACAAGTTGTTTAATGATAAAAATAAATGCCTTGGTAGTGGGATTGAATTAATTAAATATGCTTTAAGAAATCGTGGAGTAAATGATGTAGATAAATATGTCAAATTAAAAGAAGAAGATTGTGTGTGTCATTATTCAAATCTTAATAACATTAAAGAAGCTGTAGAAATGTTTAATCGGCATATTGAAAATAAATCACCAACAATTATTATTGTTGATCCAGATGTTGATGGATACACTTCAGCAGCGATGATGTATCAAACCATTAAAACAATAGATGTAGATTATCCAGTATCTTATATCATTCATTCTTTAGCAAAGGCTCATGGTTTGACAGAAGATATTGTCATCCCAGAAGACACAAAGTTTTTAATCATTCCTGATGCTGGGACAAACGATACGGTAAGATGTAAGGAGTTAAAAGAAAAAGGAATAGACATACTTATTCTTGATCATCACCAAAGAGATGAAAGTATAGAAGAAAATAAGTATGCATGTATTGTAAATAATCAACTAAGTAAAGATTATTGGAATAAAGATTTTTGTGGAGCAGGAATTGTTTATAAGTTCCTGCAAGCCTTGGATGATGAGAACTGGACAGAATATGCTGATAATTATCTTGATTTAGTTGCATTAGCTAATATCTCTGATAACATGGACATCCGTTCTTTAGAAACAAAATATTACATTAATCTTGGATTGAAGAATATTAAGAATGAGTGTTTTAAAGGATTTATTAAGGCACAAGAATTTAGAATTAAGAATCATGTGAATATACATAACATTCAATGGTATATTACACCATTAATTAATGGACTTATTCGTGTAGATACTTTAGAGAATAAACAGTTATTATTTAAAGCATTTATTGAAGAATATGATGAGTTTGAATACAAAAAACGTGCAACTAAAAATAAACCAAGTGAAACAATAATTGAAACTATTTATGAAAGGATTCCTAGACTTTGCTCTAATGCTAAAGGTAGACAAGATAGAAAAAAAGAAAAAGGAATTAAGGAGATATGTAAAGTTGTAGATGATTCACCATTTGATGACAAAGTAATTATTAGAGATGTTACAGATATTATAGATAGAAGCTTATGTGGTTTAGCTGCAATTAAAATTGCAGATATATATAATCGACCATGTATTTTGCTAAAACGCTTCTTTAATAAAGATTTAAACAGAGAAGTATATGGTGGATCCGCAAGAAATATCAATTATAGCCCAATAGAGAATTTAAGAGAATTAATAAATGATTCTAATGAGTTTAATTTTGCAACAGGACATGATAATGCGTTTGGCGTTGAGATTGAAGTTGATAAGTTAGATGAAGCAATTAATAAACTTAATAATATGTTAAAGAATGTAGAATATGACTCAACATATAAGGTTGATTTTATATTTGATTATTCTGATGTTGGAATTGACACAGTTAATAGTCTTTCAGAGTTTTCTGATTATGT